CAAATGCGCGTGATGTGCCTTCCTTTTTTTTTTTCCTCTAATCTTTGGGCCGGATCGTGAGCCGACTTTGGAACCGAAACCTGTGGCTTTTGCGGCAACCGTTGCAATGCTATCTCGCAGAACACCCCTGCGCTTGATTTTGGCAGCCTTCGTCTTCATCAGCTTCGTCGTGGGACGAATGGCAAAGTTGACCACCTGTTGCATTTTCTGCCGCCGTTTCTTGACGGACAGACCATGCAAGTGCTTCATCTTATGTTCGAAGTACCGAAGCTCCTTGGTGTTGATCGTGACATTCGGAGCGTAGCGACTGCTCTGGAGTGCCATTACAGAATGTTCGGCGTGAAGTTGTCGCGCCGCAGGCAGAGGATACGAGTGTACTCGCCTTTGCCGAACTCGTCAACACGAGTGATTTCATAGTAGCGACCATCGTACTCCACGAGAAACTGCTCGGTGATTGCGGATCGGAACTTCTTGATGTAGAATTCCGTTCGAGCTTCGACCACCAATTGTTTGCCGTGAGCTTCCTCACCAATGGTTGACCACTCAATGTCACGCCTCTTGGCGAAGCACGTCAAGCTCAAATTGTACCCCCGAATCTCAGTCTCGCCAAAGTCATTGACGGCGTTAGATGGGGCGTAGATTTTGATTTTGCGATTGAACGTGCCGATGTTGAGCATCACAGGAAGGTTTGCTGCCTATACCGCTCAAGCAAGTACCGAGAGTTCATAGGCACTTCGAAGATGCGCTCCTTGCCCACGTCTTGTCGATTCTCGTAGAAGTGACCGCAGATCATCAAAAAGGCCGTGTGCATATACTCCGGCAGAGTGCTGATTTCGGTAATCCACGTCAACTTGAACTTGTTCAAGGTGACCGTCGCGTCAAATCCCGAAATCATATGAACCCGCACAGGGTTCTGGACGTAGTCTATCTCGTACTTGTCGGAAGCCAGGTCGACGTAATCGCCCTCATCGTTTTTTTGAGAAAGCTTTGGAGCCACGCTGACAGATTCACCTTCCACCGTCATAGTGGTCACAATGCTTTCAAAAGGACTGCTGATTTCTACGACCGGGTAGGTGTAGTCCCAATACGCAGTCCGAGTAGCCTGCCCAAAAATACACCCGCAGTAATCCTCGATGTACGCCGTCACCGCAGTGATCAGGGTGGCAATGTACGTGTCGTCATCAGTGAAATCGACACGCAGATGCTCCTTGACCTCTGCGGTGGACGGAAGTACACCGGATGAAAGCCCACCTGAAATGGTGGGCTTCCCAAACCGAACGTGCGGGTGTTCTAACATCAGGTGAAATTTGCCCCCGCCCCGGATTGGGACGAGGGCAGATTCATCTTAGGCTACGACCACGTACTTCACGCTTGCATCGTGAGCCACATCGCAAGCCGCGTAGTAGTTCATGATCATGCGCGTGGTTCCGAGGTGTGCGCTCGTGTATTGATCCACGATCAGATCCGCACCGCCCCAATAGCAGCAGTACACATCATTCATGTTGACCAAGAAGAAAGGCACAGCATCCGCCTCATTCGTGAGTGCGCCAACAGCCCCAGCCGTCTTGTACACCTCAGCACCCGTGTCAATAGAGGTGTTGGTCAGCAGGGCATCGGTGATTTGGCTGTGACCATAAGCCTTGTAACCTGCAATCGTGCCGTCAGCCTGCAAGGTGGGAATGCCACCATTGGTCACGGCCTGTTGGCTACGTGCAACTGCCAATTGGGCGTGGTTACCGAAGAAGGCTGCGCTGTTGTTCAGAGCATCACCATCTCCAAGGGCGGCAATCAAGTCATTTGCAGAAGCAAAGTCAATTGCAGGAATGGTGTTGTTGGCAGTCGTGGAACGCAACACCTTGTTGCCATTAGCGTCCCAAGTCTCCCAAGCGGCCTTGTCCATCAGACCTCCAGAGTGACGGCGGAATTGAGCGGCAACGACTGCATCAAACGTGCCACTTGACATAGCAAGCGTTTGGTTCGACACGTCAATGCGAGAAGCGATACGCTTGGCATCGATGGTCTTCGACGTGATTGCCGAACCGCCATCATTGGACTGAACCTCAGTCCGGCTCAGAGTAGCATCGGTGGGCAGGCTTGGCAGCTTGATCGATCCGGCAACTCCGGTGATCCGATTACCGCCTGCCTGCTCGATGACGCTCTCAGGGACAAGACCCTGCAGCATACCTTGTTGGGTAGTGCCGACAACGCCAGAGGCAGTAGACGTGGCGCGATAGGTCAGGCCCATCGGGATGAAAAGGTTTCCGACCGGGGTCACGCCTGCGGCGGCAAACTCCGAACGAGCCTCTTCGTGCATTTCGCGCTCACGGCCCTCCAAGTTTCCGCTCATCGCCATATTGACGGCATCGCGGAAGGAGTACTCCTTGGCGTGTTGCTCCATCTCCCGCTCTTCGGACTTGGAAGCGGCTCCGGCCAGGTTCCGAGCAAGGATTTGCTCAGTCTTTTCGGCAGCCTCAATCTTGTTGTCCAGATCGAAGATGGATTCATTGAGGTCGGCCTGACGGCTCTCCTCGGACTCAGTGAACTCGCGGTCTTCCGTTTGGGCCGCGTTGACGATGCCCTCCAGCTCAGTAATGAGGGAGGCTCGTTCTTCCTTCAAAGACAGGGAAGTCTTCATTTTTTGGGGGAATTGTGGTGGTGAATGGAAAGAAGTGCCTCCGCTTGTTTCCGCTTTGGAGCAAGTGTCGGCGGGGTTTCATTTTCAGGGGTTGCCTCGATCTCCTTCTCGGCTTCCAGAGCAGCAATCATATCCCTCATTTTGACCGAAGTCTGAGGGTACGCCGGGCTGACAACTGGACTGATGTCTGCGATGCGGGCAACCCGCTTGATGGTACGTCTATACGATCCATCGGATTTCTTTTCGTAGTCGTCCTCACGAACAACAAAGCCAAAGCTACTGCCACGGACATCGCCGCGCTTGATGCTTTCTGCAAGGTCTTTGGCATAGGACTGATTGCCGAGCTTGAAACGATAGTACAAGCCATGCTCGTCAACCTTCAGCTCCAACGTGCCTTGTCCGTTCCGGCTACGTGCCAAGGGCATATTCTGATCGTGATTGAACAGAGCGACGACATCATCGGTGAGGCGATCGTCAAATGCTCCGTGAGCTACGACCTCCTCGACAGAACCAATCATTGTGGGCTGCCCAAACACGGCTGCATAGCCTTCAACAGTGCGACCCTCATCCGAAAGTCTGACCTCGGTCTCTTCTGACACATCAATGTGCCTGCGTTCAATTTCACTCATTTCAGGTTCTCTTTGCTCTTCCTCGTCCGGCATAGCGTTGCCTTCGCCTCCGCCTTGTGGCAATTCTGTAGGGCCAGGACGAGGTTCCGGCTTGTGGACTACACCATCGGGATTACTTGGGTTGGAGAGTGGCGATTCTTGCACACCGCCAAATCCGGGTGCTTTTTGGAGGGTGATGTAAATCGACTCGTCAGTCTCTTGGACTGCCATCACGTGCCGCTCCTCAGCCACCATCTCTGCGCTCCGCTTACTACTCAGGGGATGCGATGATGGCAACAGGTCCAGATCAAACTTGCCGCCCTTGAACTTCTCAGTACGAAGGGCGCGAAGGAATGCGTTGACCCGTGCATAGGCCCATTGCTCAGGACTTTTGACTGAGGGCCGTACACTTTGCGGGTTGGTCTTGTAAGCTCCGATACCTCGTCGGAAGCAGGCCGCCAACATAGCGTAGGTTGCCTTGTGCTTTGGGCTACCCTCGTTGTGTTTTTTGACCTTCTCTTGCAGACCTTTCTTGACTTCAGGAGTGATTTTGCGCTCCTCGATGTCAAGCTCTTCGGATCGCTCTGCCTTGCGGATGACTCCACTACACCAAGACTTCATGCTCGATCCACCCCACGCAGCATACATAATGCTACCGCAGATGTCCTTGCCATTGTCGTCGGTGAACTTGCCTTGGTTGTATACGCCTGCTCTGCTCAAGAAGCTGAAAGTCCTTTTTACCACAGACAGGGTCAAGGCAGAGCCGGAGGCGATCTGGGAAGCTCTGCGCCAACCAACAGGTGTCCCACAGCTCGTGCCGTTCTTCTCTTTGTGCCGCAAAGCACGTCGAGCAGCCTTCTTGGCTGAGTCCGGGTAATTACTGTAGGAGGCCATCGTCCTCTTCTTCCTTTATCGGCGATTCGTCATCACTATCCTTGTTGGAGATCGTCGCGCCGTAATCTTCCATAGAGTTCAACGGAAGTTGGTTGACCTGTACAAGGTGCAATTGTCCTCCCTCGACGGCGTTGCGATCTTCCAACTCACGAACCTCGTTGACGCTCAAAACTCCATCGGTCAACAAAGTGTGATAATACGAGGCCCGGGCTGCCATATCGCCACGCATCAGAGAGATCATGCTGAACTTGAACATATAGCTCTCCTGCTCCATAGGTAGGAGAAGCTTCTTCCGAAGCTCTTGTTCAATGTTGCAGACCCAAGGGTTGATTGTGTGCTTGGCAAAGAACAAGTCCTGCTGCTCCACATTGGAATACTTCTGATCGCCAACCTGTACCATTGAGGTCGGCACGTTGAAGATTCTGCAAATCTCCTCGACTTGGTATCGACGTGTTTGCAAAGCTTGAGCAGTTTCCGGCGGAATCCCTACTCGCTCATATTTCAGCCCTGCTTCCAGAATGGCGGTCGCGTGACTGCTATTCATCCCGTGGTACTTCGAATCCCACGTGCTGCTAAGACGGCGATACTGATCCTCACTCAAGACCTTGTCGGTCATCAGCACACCGCTCATATTACCTCCGCTTCCGAAGAAGCTCGATCCGTACTGCTGCGCCGCATATGCGAGGCCGATGTTTTCGAGGTGTTCCCGGACGGGGGAGATGCCACGGAAGCATTCAATGGCAAGGACATCCTCATTGAACAACGCCTCTTCCTGTTCTCTGTAGAGATAGATTCGTCGCCCATTGATTTCCCGCGCCTTGATTTGATCTGGTGGCACAAGCTGCAGGCTCTTGGGCCTGCCGTCCTGATCCCGTTCAATTAAGGCATACCCTCCGCCGTGCATCAGAGCATCGCTCACGAGGTATTGCCAAAAGTGAAACGGAGTGAAGTACTGATTTGGCTCAATCGCCGCGAGCTTGTAGGCTACGTGATTGAAGTCCTGTTCCTTGCGTCCATCCTTGTAGGAGTACAGACCCAAGTCCAGACTCGCGATTGTGCTTGCAATCTTGTTGATGCAAGCATAGACCGCTCCAACTGCCAACGCCCCATCCTCGCTCAGAGCAATGCCTGATCGAGTTGAGGTCCATGGATAAAGCAGGGCAGGGTCATAGGTACGCTTCTCCTCAGCGGGTGGGCTGATTGCCTCTCTGATTCGAGCAAAGATGCCCTTGCGATTCTCTGCCATAGGAGGCAAGAATACATTGAGCCAAGAAATGTAACCCCTACCTTGTTCGATTTCTTTTGAGGATTCTACGCAGGATTGTGTGGAAGCTCTGGTAGCAGCTGTAGCGATTCTTCCCGAAGAGCAGGAAGTAGTCCTCTTCGACCGACCAATACGCATCTACATTGCGCTCGAACTTGTAGAGCCTCGTTTGATACTCCTCGACAAAGCCCTCCGGGGTGTTCAGCCTCCTGGCCATAGCGAGCTTGTCTTCACAGGAGTTCATATGAATCGAATGTTGTAGTCTTCCGGGAACTGATCGTCTTGAGTCTCGGTCATTGCCTCACCTACGGCACAAATTAGAGCGGTTATTCCGTCGATTTTATCCTGCGACCTTGACTTGTCCGGTTTGCAGTTCATTGCCGGATCATACGCAACTTCCAAATTCCCTGCCATCCATCGTAAAACAGGGTCTCCTTCGTGGTTCAATTTATTCTCCAAGAGCAATCTATACACTTCTTTCATAGGGGCAGACATACTTACATATCCCTGCCCCATAGGACTCATCACTACTCCATCGTTTGTGAGGTTGATAATGAGTTGGGAGCTATTGTATCGGTCGAAGGCTATGCTGCGGAGATCGTACCGCTTCATAATGCAGTCGTCATCCCACTTGACCACTCCGTCCTCGACGTAGTAGCCGGAGATGGCCTTGCGGATGTAGTCGTAGTCGGTCACGTTTCCCGGAGTGACTGTGACCTCATCGGCGTGACGCAGCTCTAAGTAGATGGTAGACTCGTCCTTGTACAACCTACGCTCGATGGCCTCCTCTGGAAGCCAATAGAATCTGCGAGTGTCATAGCCGCCGTCCTCTCTTGGGAAGGCCAAGACCAAACTACAGAAGTCGCTGACGGAAGCCAAGTCCAAGCCTCCATAGCATTGGCGATCGGTCACATCAACGACACCTAAGTCATTCTTCATCCAGACCTCATCGCTGACCCACGTCTCGCTACTGCGAACCCACAGATTGCAATGTTTGGTTTTGAAGTTGACTTCCTCTGTGCCTCCGTAGTTCTTCGCCTGCAAGCATTGCTGATCGAGGTACTCATACGTGATGCTCTCCCCTAAGCTTGGATTAGCCTTTATCCATACTTCCCGGTCGCGCCAATCATCCTCTTCATCCAGCTCGTAGATCATAGCGAAGAGGCTGTCATCACGCTTCTTCTTGTCTAACACCTCCTTGCAAGTTCGAGCAAGCTGATAGCAAGGCCCGTCTACATTGAACCCTGCGGTAGTGATGGTCATCATCAATGGCTGCGATCGGCTGCCCATTGAGGACTTGAGGACGTTGTAGACGGCAGAAGTAGGATGCGCGTGATACTCGTCCACTACCGCAAGGTGAGCATTGAGTCCGTCCAGACTATTCTTGTCACTACTCAGCGGCTCGGCCTTGCTGTTGGTGTCAAGGACGTGCATATTGGCCCGGTGGATTCCGATGCGCTTGGACAAGCTTGGACTCTTCTTGACCATACGAGTAGCCTCGTCAAAACAAATCCGAGCCTGATCACGCTTAGTCGCGCAGTAGTACACCTCGCTACCCTGCTCCTGATCAAAGTCAAGCATCGCCAAACTCAACCCGGCCAGGAGGGTGGTCTTCCCACTCTTTCGCCCGACTTGGATGTAGGCGGTGCGGTAGCGACGGTGGCCCGCCTCATCGACCCACCCGAAGATGTTGGCGACCACGAACTCCTGCCACGGCAAGAGAATGAACGGCCTTCCGGCGAATTGACCTTTTGAGTGCTTCAGGAACTTCG